GAGCTTATTTAACAGGTGGTGGAACTTCAACTTCAGGTATAGTTGCAGCAGGTGGACCACCGAATACAGCAAAAACAGAAACTTGGGACGGAACTTCTTGGACAGAAGAAAACGATCTAAACACAGCTAAATCTTATAGAAGTTTCTTTGGAGGATCAGCTTCACAAACAGCATCAGTTTGTGTTGGAGGAGAAAATCCACAGGTAGATATTAGTGAAACTTGGAATGGAAGTTCTTGGAGTGAAGGTAATAATTTAAATACTGCTCGAGGTGCTAGTGGTGGTTCTGGAACATCAACTAATGGTATGATTTTTGGAGGTCAATATGATTCTGGATACTATGCTAAGACAGAAGTTTACAACGGCACGTCGTATACTGAAATTGGAGATTTATCGACAGTTAATGGATATACTGTTCCAGCGAATAATTCAGGGAATTTACTGGCTCTTGCAGCTGGAGGATTTACTCCAAGTGTAACGACAGCAACAGAAGAATTTGTAGTGTCCGCAGCAATATCTACAGTCACAACTTCATAATTGATCTAGATCAAGAGATTATCTCTTGTGTTTATATTTAGAAAGATGTAAAAGGAGAACAGAATGAATAAAGAAAAACGTAATATTGTTGCAAAGCTAGAAACTGAGTCGAAGTACTTAACTAAAATCTTGGATAAACAAGATGTCGTTCAGTTTAAAAAACTTATTCCTGAACTTCAAGATACTTGGATGAAGAAACAAATGTTTCGTACAGAAACAGAGATGAGATTTTCTGTCTTATCTGATAATAAATATCCAACGAAAGCTGCTAAGTATTGGCAATCGGTTCGAGAACAAAATACTCACTTTGAAAACCTAGTTCATTTATCTTTTGAGGCTAGAAAAAATGATGTGGAAATTGAAAAATTACAAAGAGATATTAAGAAAGAAAAAGACCCGTTAGATAAAAAAATGAAACAAGTAGAGTTAGAAGAAAAATTATACCATAAAGCTCAAATGGAATTGGTAGCTAAACATAGAATGAGAGAAGTCGCTACTTGGTCTAAACTTAAAAAAGAATTTCATGACAATTCTTTTGATGATAAAGATGTGAACACGCACCAAGCTAATTCTTATTTATTAAGATTACACGAACAAAAGAAAACTATTACCCCTGGTACATCCCAACCCGAAGTGTTTAATGTATTAGGACAATTAGAATCTTTAGAAAAAAATATTCAAGAAAAGAAATTATCTCTTGATAGTAAAGCTCCCAAGCAAATCAAAAGGAAATAACGATGGATTTTGACTTTGTATACTTTGGTCAAACCTGTCTTAAATACAAAGCACCGGTCGACGTGTTTGCGGGTCTCACAGAAATTTACGAAAAAAGAAAAAAAGAACTACCTAAAGCCAATAAACAATTGGTAGGTAAAATCCAAGATGAAGTGTCTCTTCATTACAGCGGGCCTAATAGTCAAAAAATGCATCAACATAATTTTTTACCAACCGATTTACTACAATGGTTTTATAATACTTTTAAACATTATTTAGATTGGAATAAAATTGCCGAATATAAAATGGACATTAACTCTATTTGGGTTAACGAAATGAAAGCTGGAGAATACAATCCTATTCATATCCATCAAGGAAAACTATATACAGGTCTTTCTTCGGTTATGATTATGAAACTTCCATCTGATTATGGTGTAGAATACTCAGCAGAAGAAAAACCCATGAATGGAAGACTTCAAATTTCTGGAGCAGCTGCTGGTCAGTTTGCTAAAAGTGATTATTCACCCAATGTTAAACTAGGTGATTTTTATGTATTTCCCTATGATATGAGACATTGTGTTTACCCTTGGAATGGGAACAAAGAAAAAAGAAGAACCTTAGTTTGTAATGTAGATGTAGACTATAATCCTGTTACTTCAAGAACAGCTGGAGAAGTGGGTAGAGACTAATGCTGTTTGAACCCAAATGGAAATCATACATGGCAATAACTACTGAGCCTATGTTTACGCCTAAACAATGTCAGATGATTATTGATAAAGGGCGTTCATTAAAACCTGAAACCGCACAAGTAGGTGGAGGAGTTCCGGGTGGGAAAACGGATACAAAAAAACGAGTTACTACTATTAGTTGGATTCCCTTTAAAGAGATGCCAGATATGTACAAGCAAATAGAAACTCAAATGTTAAAAGTGAATGGTAATCATTTTGGTTTTGATGGGGTGCGGCTTACTGAACCCGCACAATTTACGGAATATCCTAAGGGAGGTTTTTATGATTGGCATATGGATTCAGATACTAATTTTGTCCACGAACCAACTGTTAGAAAAGTATCAATGACTTGTTTACTTTCTGATCCTTCGATATTTAAAGGAGGAGAGCTAGAGTTTATGGATAAAGGTAAAAGCATTAATAATTTAAAACAAGGGCAAGCTATTTTCTTTGCCTCTTTCTTAAGACATCGTGTAGCTCCTGTTAAAAAAGGAGTTAGACATTCTTTAGTGATGTGGTTTGGAGGACCCCCTTTAAGATAATGCTTAAAAGAGATTTAATGTGGCCCACGCCTCTTTACTTTAAAGATTTTCCAGATTCTAAAAATTTAAATAAACATCTTTTTAAATTTATTAAAGCGTGGTCTAAGAAAAGTGCTGGTTTAGAAAAAACTAATTCGGGTGGAGGATGGCACAGCTCAACAGATATGAATTTTAAAAAAGAATATAAACTTTTATGTAATCATTTATTTATAATGATGGAAGGAATTTTTAAAGATTATGGCATGCAACCTAAAGTAGCATTAGGGAATATGTGGGCTAATATTAATCCACTGCACGCTTATAACAAATACCATATTCATCCTAATTCAGATTTTTCAGGAGTATATTATGTACAAGTTCCTAAAGATTCAGGAAATCTTTGGTTAGAAGATCCAAGACCTGGAGCCAATATTCAATTACCCAAAAGAGTAAAAAATCTTCCACGACCATTATGGAGGGTGATTAAAATTCCTCCATTAGAAGGACGATGTGTCATATTCCCTGCATGGGTTCCTCATGGGGTAGAAGAAAATAATACTAAAGCCAAAGGAGACAAGAGTTTAAGAGTCTCTGTATCTTTTAACTTTATTCAGAGAGACCAGGATGAAGTTTCAAAAGGATAAATATCAAATTATAAGAAAAGCTATCTCTAAAGAAGTAGCTGAGATTGGTTATAGATATTTACAAATCTCTGCAGAGGCAGATCACTGGATGCTACAAAACGGCGCTACCCATGAAAACAATCCTTTAATAGGAAACTTTAAAGATTCTCAAGTTCCAAATTCTTATGCTAAATATAGTGATAGACTTATGGAAACATTATTAATTAAAACCATTGATGTTATGCAAAAGAAAACAGGGCTTAAATTAGTGCCTACTTATTCTTATACAAGATTATATCGAACCGGTAATATTTTACAGAGGCACAAAGATAGACCAAGTTGTGAAATATCAACAACACTTAATCTAGGGGGAGACCCATGGCCTATATTTATAGACCCTACTGGAAGTAATAATGTTATTGATGAACATAAGGGAGTTCATAAACCAGATGCCCCTCCAGGCATTTCTTATACATTAAGTCCTGGTGATATGATCATTTATTCAGGGTGTGAATTAGAGCATTGGAGAGAACCTTTCCAAGGGAAACTCTGTGGTCAAGTCTTTCTTCATTATAATCATGCTAATGGTCCTTTTGCAAAGACCAATTTATATGATAAACGCCCTATTCTCGGTATACCTAAACTAGGTTGATATCTATAAAAATATAGTATATTTGTATCATAAACGGAATTTTGTATGGTACAAAAGATAGGATTTTTACCCGGTTTCAATAAACAAGTTACCCCAACCACAGCTGAAGGGCAGTGGATTGCAGGTGATAACGTTCGCTTTAGGTATTCTACACCTGAAAAAATTGGAGGGTGGGCTCAATTAGGAGAGGATTATCTAACAGGAGCCGCTCGATCTCTCCACCATTTCGTGGATAATTCAGCCATTAAGTACTCAGCTATTGGGACCAATCGAATTTTATATGTTTATACTGGTGGTATCTTCTATGATATTCACCCCATTAAAACGACAAGTACTTTAACAAGTGCTTTCTCAACTACGAATGGATCGAAGTCAGTTAAAATTACATTAAGCTCTACGGTTGGATACAACGCAGGAGATATTATTCTTCTAGATAATTTTTCAGCTATTACTAATTCAGATTATGATGCAGACGATTTCAATGATATAAAATTTATGATTACAAGTATTGTAAGTTCAACTCAAATTGAAATTACAATGGCTGCCGCGGAGAGCGGATCAGGAGCTACGACTTCTGGAGGTATTAGACTTCAACATTATTATCCTGTAGGACCTGCACAACAACTCGGAGGTTTGGGTTGGGGCATTGGTCAATTTAGTGGAACGGTTTCAGGAGAAACCACAACAACTTTAAATGGAGCTTTAGGAGATAATATATATGGAACTGGAGGATCAGGAACTTCAATTACCTTAACTGACGCTTCTGCTTTTCCTGATTCAGGAACTTCTTATATTCAAGTAGGCACCGAAGAAATTTCATACACTGGAGTTTCAGGAAATGATTTAACTGGTATTACCAGAGCCGTTAGAAACACTACTCGTGCGGCTCACTCAGATGGAGCAACTGTAACGAACACAACCGATTATGTAGGTTGGGGTTCAGCGGCTTCTGGAGACTATGTGATTGCGCCAGGTATGTGGACACTCGATAACTATGGTTCTAAATTGATTGCTTTAATTACCGACAGTGCATGTTTCGAATGGGATGCAGATGCTTCTAATCCGACGGCTACAAGAGCTACTATTATTTCTAATGCCCCTACCGCTTCAAGAGATGTCCTTGTTTCTACACCCGATCGACACTTAGTATTCTTTGGAACAGAAACAACGATTGGTACTACAAGTACTCAAGATAACATGTTTATACGCTTTTCTTCTCAAGAAGATATTACAGATTATACACCTACCGCAATTAATACGGCAGGTACACAAAGACTAGCCGATGGTTCTAAAATCATGGGAGCCTTAAGGGGTCGTGATGCCATTTATATCTGGACCGATACAGCCATGTTTACCATGCGTTTTGTAGGTGCTCCATTTACATTTGCTTT